GATTCATTGTATTTGGTTGATATTGATTCATTGTATTTGGTTGATATTGATTCATTGTATTTGGTTGATATTGATTCATTGTATTTGGTTGATATTGATTCATTGTATTTGGTTGATATTGATACATTGTATTTGGTTGATATTGATCATGTAAAATTGTTTGATTTTCATTATGATTCATTGGATTTAATTGATACTGATTTATTGGTTCTAATTGATTTTGATTATCAGAATTATAATTTGACATTTGATGATAAACAGAATGATTTATTTGTTGTTGAATGGGTTTTTGATCTGGACCATAAAAATAATAATAAATTATATAACAAAATAATATAAAAATAACAAATGATGTAGATAATGCTATAATAGAATTTATCATTAATGTAAAATCAAAATTATAACTTATACTTAATATACAACAAATTATTATTAAAATAAATACTAAAAATAATATTATTAAATTTTTTGATGATGTTTTATTAATATTTGTATCATAATTTGTATTAATATATGTATCTGGATAAATATGTTCTAATGACATATCAGATTTTAATCCTAATCCTGGTGAAATTTCTGATGAAATATTATTCATAATTATAATTATATGTTATAATTATCTTATAGAAAATAACAAATTATTTATATATAATTTTATATATAAAAATTAAAATTAAATAAAATAAAACAAGTAAATATATTTATTATTATATTACATTAAAATAATGAATTAGATTAAATTAAATATTATAATAATTTAGTAAAATATTTTAATGTATTTAGTATTAGACTATAATAATTTATTGAATAGTTTTATAATAAATTATATGATAAAAAGTATAAATGTAATAATTTTATTTTTTTACAAATATTTTTTTTACAAATATTTTTTTACACCTTTGCATATTAAAAATGCCGTTTTTTAAATAAAGACACATACTAATTGTATATCTTTCCCACTATTCCTCCAATTTGAATTATATATTCTCAAATTTTTATTAAAAAAAATAATAAATTTTTGTAAAAATAAAAAATATTTATTATAATTCTTCTTCTTCTTCTTTTTTATTTTTTTTATCTTTTTTATCTTTGTTATCTTTGTTATCTTTTTTATCTTTTTTATCTTTTTTATTTTTTTTATCTTTTTTATCTTTTTTATCTTTTATATCTTTTTTATCTTTTTTATAATTATCTTGAACTTTATTATCATTTTTATTTTCTTCTTCAATTTTAAGATGTGTTAATAAAGATTTTTCATCAGTAAAAACTTTATTTAATTTATTTTTTTGATCTAAATAAGTATGTTTAATTTTATTATTTGAATCAAAAATATTTAAATTATTATCAATATTATTTTCATTAACTTTTTTAAGAGTATTTTTTATTTTCAATAATTGTTCTTGATTAATTACTAATAGATTAGAACTATTTGAATTTTGATTTGAATTATTAGTTGGCATATTTTTATTTACAGATAAATCATTTTTTTTTTCAAATCCCAAAATATCTTTTAAAAAAGGAAAAGATGATTTAGGATTTAGATTTATATTATTTGAATTTGGTATATCAGTAATAACTTCATCATTTAAAAAATTATATTTTTTCAAATCAATTTTTTCATTCAATTTAATTAAAATAATAGATAAATTAATTTTTAAAGAATATGTTTGTAATTGATTTTCATTAATATCATTAACTATAATTTTAATATTTGAAATTTCAAAAATAATAGAACATGTATCTGAATATAATAATTTTGTATAATCAATAATATTAGAATTTGAATCTAAAATTAAAGTATTATTATTTGTAAACATAGAAAATATATATGGAAATTGTTCAGATTCTTTCCAAGGATAATTAATATCAATATTTGGAAATTCTTTTTCAAATATTTGTAATAAATAATTGCAAAGATCTTTAATATAAGTAATTAATAAAGATGTTTTTTCATTTTTATTATTCATTAAAAATCTTATTGTTAAATATTCACTATAATTATTATAATATTTAACATTTGGTATACTAAACCAAAATTTATGAAGTGGTTCTGATATTTTATTATTATAAATTTTATATGAAAATTTACTTTTTGATATATTTTCATAATCTAATTGTTCTTTAATAAATTTTTTATTATAATTTGTTAATACACTTTCAACCATAGTTTTCTATTTAAATATATATTAAAAACTTTAATTAAAAAATTATTTTTTAATTAAAAAAAATTTAATCTTATTTTCATCTTTTTTTTTTGCTATTTTATAATTTAATTTTTCTAACAAATTATTTGATAATTTATATGCAATATCATAAAATAATTCTTTAATATCATTTGGATCATCAATATTATCAATATTAAATTTATCAATATTAAATTCTGGTTTTTTAAGTTCATATATTTTATTTATTTCATTATACATTTTAAATACATTTTCATTTAGAGTAATTTTTTTAAATTTAATTTTTAATAAACTTTTTGAATCATCTTCAAATAATAAATTTAAAAAATCAACTACATCTGTATAATATTTTTGATTTTTTTCTTCTAAAATATTATTTGATTTTTCTAAAATATTTTTGGTTAATTCTATTTGTTTCAATAAATCCATTTATAAAATATATTATATTATTATATAAATTATATATTATGAATAAATTTCAATATTTTGATATTGATATTGCAATTAATGATGACCGTAATATTAAGGCTTTTGAATTAGAAAATAAAATAAAAATAGTATTAGTTTCAGATCCTAATATTAATATATCATCATGTACAGTTGGTATAGGAGCAGGATTTTTAAATGATAGTTTTGAAGGAACTGCTCATTTCTTAGAACATTTATTATTTATGGGAAGTGAAAAATATCCAGAACAAAATGAATATATGAATTATATTCAAATAAATGGAGGAATATATAATGCATTTACAGGAGATAACATTACATGTTATTATTTAAGTTTAGAAACAACATTTTTAAAAAAAGGAATTGAAATGTTATCTTGGTTTTTTAGAGCACCTATTTTAGATCCTATACATATTAGTTCTGAAATGGAAATTATTGATTCAGAACATAATAAAAATATTTTAATAGATAATTGGATTATTGATGATGTTTTTAAAAATTTTATTAAATTAAATAGCAAATATAAAAAATTTGGAACAGGTAATTTAAAAAGTTTACATAATATTACTAAAAAAGATATTATTGATTTTTATAATAAATATTATACAACTGATAATATTTATATTTGTATTATTGATTCAAAAAATATTGATATTATGATTTCAAACTATGTATCTTACTTTAATGAAATTCCTATTAGATTATATCAAGAAAATAATGAAAGATTTTATAAAACAAATATTGAATTAATTCCAAAAAATTTAATTTTTTTTAATTCATCCTCTGAATATTTATTTGTAAATTTTTATATAATACTTGATTGTATAGAAACTGAAATTATTGAATATCAATTAATTTTATTTATTAATTATTTAATTGGTAGTGAATATATAAATTCATTGGCTTATTTTTTAAAAGAAAATAATTTTATTAATAATATATCTTCTAATATTGATTATTTTTATGATTATCAAGCTAATATTAATTTACAATTAATTTTAATTGAAAAAAATATTAATAAATTTTTACAATGTTGTTATTCTGTTTTTAAATTTATTGACTTTTTAAAACAAATAACAGAAGATAATTTTAAAGAATTATATAAAAATTATAAAAAAATACAAACATTATATATGTTATATAATACTACAAGTAATCCTATTGCAATTTCAAATACTATTGTTGAAAATATTATTAAAGGAAGAAATATATCAAAATGTATAATTAGACAAAATTATGTACAAGAATACAATACAATTATTTATGATAAATTTTTAAAAATGATAAATTCTTCTATTATTAAAATAGTTACAAATTATAATTATAAAAATTATAAAATTAATGAATTTATAAAATCAAAATGGTATAAAAGTTCATATTATGTTGATAATATTTTAATACAAAAATTAAATTCAAATAAATTTTTAAATTGGAAATATAATCCAATGGACATAATTGGAATTAAAAACTTTATTATTAAAAATAATATCAAATCTAATATTAATATTGATAAATTTATATTTCCTGAATTAATTTATGATAATGATTTAATTAAAAGAAAAATATATTTATTAGAATATAACAAGTATAATAAACCAATTGCAAATATAACAATAATTAGAAAAAATATAAATTTAATAGAAAAAGAAAATAAATTATTGATAAGTATTTATATTGAATTATGTGAAAAAATATTAAATTATTTTTTGGAAACTATGGGAGATTATAAAATGACTTTTACAATAAGTTTATCAAATGATTTTTTAATTTATAATTTTTATGGAATTGATTATTTATTGGATTATTTTATTACTAAAATTATAGGTAAAATTCATCCTGATGTAATATTTTATAATGAAAATATAGAAAAATATTTTTATGAAATAATACGCGATATTAAAGAATCAATTAAAAACTTTAAATATGATTTTCCATATAAAATATGTTCTATTTATTTATCTTATTTGTTAGATAATAATTTATTACCTGATGAAAAACTTAATTTTATTTCAAAATTAACATTTGATAATTTTAAAATAGAAATTATTAAATGTTTGAAATATGTTTATGAATATTATATTTTAATTGGAATAAAAAAATTTGGATATAATTTTGGTGTAAGAAAAAATCAAGAATATTTATTTATTGAAGATAGTTATATGAAACAATTGATTGATATGTTATCAATAAATACAAAAGTTTTTTTAATTGAAACAACAAATAATAATAATTATATTCAAAAAATAAATTTTTGTAATTATTCTTTAACACCAAATAATATTAATCCTAATGAAATAAATAATTGTATAATTAGATATTGGAATATTAATAATGTTAAAACTAATGGTAAATTGGATATTAATTCATCAAAAAAAATTATAAAATTTAGATTAATTTCTGCTTTTATTTCTGAACTTTTTAATGAACCATTATTTAATAAAATTAGAACAATTGATAAACTTGGTTATATTGTTAAAACTAATTATAAAATAATTAATGATAATAATAACTTTTACTTTATAATATTATTTATAATACAATCATCATATTCAATTAAAAAAATTAAAAATTCTATTAAGGATTTTAATAATTATTTTAAAAATGATTTCAATTTATTTTATGAAAATTATTTAGAAAAATTTAAATTATTAAAAAAAAATAAATTAATTGAATTTAAAAAATCTTTTTCTAATTTATTAGAAGAAGTAAGTGTTTATATTGAAGCTATTATAACAAATATTTTTGATTTTGATTTAAATAATATATTTTATGAAGTTTGCAAATCAATTGAATTCTCATCTGATATTGAACCAATTATTAAAAATATTTTATCAACTAAATCTAATTATTATGATATTATTTTAGAACGGTAATTTATTATGATTTTATAATTAATAATTTAAAAATACTTTTTTAATATTTCAACATTTATTATCTTCTTTTTCTAATTAATCAATAAATTTACATATAATATTTTAAATAATAAAACAATTAAATGGAAATTATATCAAAAAGGAGGTATAGATATAGAAAAATTAATTGAATTCTTAAAAGAATTACTTAAAAACACAAAGAATAAATTAATAATTTTAGATAACGCAAGTTCACATAGAAATGATACTATTAAAAAATTTATTAAAAATTCAGACAATGATTATTTACATATACTCCCATATAAATATTTTTTTAAATCCATTGAAAATTATTTTAATGAATTAAAATATTACATTAAACAAAAACAACCCATGAATTACAATAAAATAAAAGAGTCTATTGAATATGGAATTAAAAATATAAAAAAAGAACATTATAAAAATTATTTTTATAATGCTTATGACAAAAATAAATTAAAAGCCAAGACAGAAAATTTAAACAATAGATTACATAAAAACCAAAAAAATATAAAGATTAATTTTTATGTCTCATTTAAAATTGACCTTGCTGTAAAATTAAAATATTTAATATTATAATATATATATATATATTATTTATGGATCCTAATTTATTAATTGGTTTAGAAAAAATCATGAATAAAAAAGATTTAGATTTAATTAGTCAAATATTAAATTCATCTGGAGATAAAAATAAATTACCAAAAATATCTGCTAAAGAAAAAAATAATTTAATTAATAAATTATCATCAGCATCAGCATCAGAATCAACATCTATAAAAACTGATGTTTTACATAAAGAATTAAAAGATATGAATGAGGATGAAAAAAAAATTTATAAAGAAGAATTAAAGAAAAAACTAAAAAATAAACAAAATGAAAAAAAATTATTAAGAACAAGTAATTTTTCAAAAAATAAAATTATTAATGTAAAAGAAAATTCTAAAATTACAAATACAAATAATACTAATAATATTAATACAAATAATACAACAAATAATACAACAAATATTAAAAATGAAATAATTAATATTAATAAAATAAATAATATTTTATTTGAAAATAATAAAACAATAGAAAATAAAAATAAAGATGAAGATAAAGATGAAGATAAAGATGAAGATATTGAAAATTATATTAAATGATATGTTTTTAAAGAAATATTTTTATCATTGTCATAAACTGATAAGATTTCTGTTTTTTTAAAATTTTCTGAATTTTCTGTTTTTTTAAAATTTTCTGAATTTTCTGGATTTTCTATATTTTCTATATTTTCTATATTTTCTAGTTCTTCTTTTTTTATATTTTCTATATTTAAATTTTTCTTTTTTTTTGATTTAATTTTTTTTGATTTACAAGTTTTGATATTTATGTTTTTATAATTTTTATAATTTTCATTATTAAAATAAGATGAAAATATAATAATAAGACTTGTAATATCAACTAACATAATTAAAAATAAACTAATTATATAAATTATATTACAATTAATAATATAATCAAAATAATAATATATCAAATAAAAATAAAAACTTATTGTTATAATAATTAATAAATAAATAGGTATATTTTTGCCTGTAAAATAATTTATTAAATTTAAAATAGTAAACATTAAATTAAATTTATAATATATAAAAGTTTTTTTAAATTCACGCATCAAAAATATTATGTTAAAAATAAAAACTAATTATGTATAATTATAATAATAAACATAATTTATTATGAGTACTTTGGAAAATAATGACTTAAAAATATTAATTGATGCTCTTAAATATACAAGTAATATTGTTGTTAGTTTAACTGATAAATTAGCTGAACAAGATAAAAAAATAAATAAATTGGAAAATACAATTTCTAAAATAAAAAGTATAATAGTTGAATTAAATTTAAAAATAAATGAAAAAACTCAAAAATCTAAAATAAATAATAATAGTGATAATGAAAAAATATCATCATTTATTATTAATAAATTATCAAATAATAATATAAATAATAATAATAATATTTTAAATGATAAAAATAATATTTTAAAAGATAAAAATAAAATTGATAAATTAATAAATAATATTATTAAAAAAAAACATATAATTGAAGAAAATAACAAAGAAAAAAGTTTATTAACTGATTATAATATTACAAATAATAATCAAAATACTAAATCAAATACAAAAACAAACATAGATTTTACTGTTAAAACAGCAATAACAAATAATAATGATGATAAAGATAATAATAATAATGATGATAAAGATAATAATAATAAAAATTTAAGTAAATTACAAAATATAAGAAGAAAAACAAATTTTATAAGAAAATTTTAAATAAAATAATGTATAAAGAGAAAATATTAATTTAAAATTATATTTTAATATAATAATATTGTAAAATGATAAAAAATAACAATAATAAAAATGATATTATTGTAAACTATTCATGTTTTTGTTCAAAATGTTTTTATAGCAATGAAAAAGTTTTGTATATATTACCATGTTGTCATATTGTACATGAAAAATGTTTTAATGAATATATATTAAAATTTCAATATGAAAAATTTTATTTAAATTCAATTGAAACAAAAACAAAAATATTTTTAAAATGTCCAATATGTGATAATAAAATAAAAAATGCATTATCTGAATTAAAAATTAATTCAAAAAAAAATAATGAATACAAACAATATCAAATAGATATAAAATCTGTAAAAATAGATAATTCAACAAATATTAATTATTTAATTTTACCATTGGGTTTATTAAAACTAATATCTATAATAAATAAATTAATTACTGCAAGTACTGAAAAAGATTTTTGTACAATTATTGAAAATTGCTTAAATTCTTTTAATATTAAAATTAATGTAATTGATAATACAAATAAAAATCCTATACAAATTATAAATAATCAAATAATTTGGAAAAATAAAGAAGATAATAATAAACTTATTATAATATCAAATCATGCAAGTTATTTAGATTCAATTATTATTTATTATTTATTTAGATGTGGATTTGTTTCTAGTGATTTTATTAATCATACTGATATAGGAAAAATTATTGCAACAAAATTAAAATTATTAATTTTTAAAAGAGGTGTTGATACTAATATGGTAAGTAAAATTAAAGAATATTTAAATGAACAAAAAAAAATAGTAATTTATCCTGAAGGTGCTATTGTTAATAATGAAACAATTATAAGATTTAGAACAGGTGCATTTTTTGTAGATGCTCCTATCTGTCCAATTATAATTAAATATAAAAAAGTTATTTATGATGATGATTTTAAAAAAATGTTATTTAAATTAATAACACAGGATGAAATTATTGTTGATGTTCATATTAATGACTTATTTTATCCACCATTTGATAATGATAAAATAGAAAAAATAAGAGATTTAATGACATCTGTTGGTAATTTTGAAAAATCACGTGTGTCTAATAAATCTTTAAAAGAATAATAGTTTTTTAATTTATTACCACATACATATTAATTTTTTACATTTATTATATAATATTTTTTTAAGAATATTTTGAATATTTTTTGAAAATCATCATATCTTTTATTTTTATTATTTTTAATATCATCTTTTAAATTATCTAAATGATCATTATCAATTATATTATTATATTTTTTAATTATATCTAATTTGTATATATATTTATGTACATATTTTGCATATTTTTTCACAATTAATTTTTTTATTAATATGTTTCATTATAACAATATTTTCTATAAAATAATACATTACATTTTTGATAATATCTAATAACTATATAAACTTTATATATTTATTTTATATAATAACTTTTAATATTTTTAAGTATTTGAGAGAGTTAAAAATAGTTAAAAATAAATAAAAAATAAATAAAAAATTTAAATAATATTATTAATATTTAAAAAAGTAAATGTATTTTATGTTTTATAATCTAAATATATTTTTTTATCTGGAGAATATCCATGCATTATTAAAATTATGTGTTGTTTTGTAGGCATATTTTTAAATTTACCCTCTTTATAATATAATGGTGTATTATTTTTTTTCATTTGACCCAATCTAGAATTTATAAAACTAATTCTATATGACCAATAATCTTGACCTTCTGGTTTATTTAATTTAATTGGTATATATTGAAGTTTTGTTGCTTTACCATTTAATTCTTTATATATTTCTAAAAAACCTTTATCAGTTTTATTTCCCTTTTTTATACCTCTTGTAATTTCACTTACTCCATATATTTCAGCAATTTTTTCATATTTATATATTTGTTCAAGAGATAAAATTTTATATTTTTTATCTTCATCTTTTTTTAATTTTGGATATTTTTTTAACCATTTATTAAATAATATCATAGCATCTTCCATTTCTTTTGTTCTATATGGATGAAATTTTGCTCTATTATACATTGTATTTATTACATCAAATTGATAACGCAATGAACGTTTTGATATTAAATTTATAGTTTTTAATGCTATTTCATAATTTTTAAATCCTGTGTTTTTTAATGATTTATCAGGATGAAGATCATTATATAATTCTGGCTTTTTTTTAATTTTTGAATTTTTTATATTTTGCATAATTATTTTATAAATATATAATGTAAAATAATTATTATGTAAAATATAATTAGAACTAGAACATATAAATCATAATTATTTTTTAATTAAATTTATTTTTTTTATTATTATATTTATAATAAACAATATCAATTAATCTAATTATAATAAAAAAATATTATTTTAATATTTAATTATAGATTTAATGTTTAATATTTAATATTGAAATAAAACTATTTATTTTTATTACTTTTAATTTATACATTAAAATTTTATATAATTGGATTAAAAATAGTTTTTTAAATAATATAATAATCTAATAAAATTTTTGTACTAAATAATATAAAATAAAAAGTTAATTTCTTAAATTATCTATTATATAAATATTTAGTAAAAAAATTTTGTTGGATTTCAAATATATAATATAAAGTTTATTAAGATATAAAATAGAAAAATATTTATAATAAAAAATATAATTTTTTAATGTAATAATTATAATATAATATTTATTATATTAAATAAGTAAAATGATTAATTCTAATATAACAAATACAAATACTGGTGAAATTATTAATCCATTTATTAGTGATTCAACATATAATTTATATTTTTTTAGTCCTGGTACAAATATTAATATATCTTTTAATACAAATGTTATAGGTAATATACTTTTATCAGGTCCAGGTGGTAATGGATATAATAGTAATAGAGGTGGAACTGGTGGAATTGGTTCAGCATATATTTATGAAAAAAATATATTATTTTTAGGAAAAAATTATTCATATAATATTTCTGTACCAAATGGTGTTTTACCAAGTGAAGGAGAAACTGTAAATTTAAATACAATATTATCTGGTTATAATTTTACATATTCAATTGAATCAAATTATGAATCTTCTAATAATTCACAATCAAGTTATGGATATAAACAAATATCTAATAATAAAAATTTAGTTTCTACTTTTACAAAAGGTGGTGTTGGAAGAGGAGATAATACTTGTAATCTTGGTGAACCTAGTTCTTATACTAATCCTGATTTAATTTCAAATGCTACTATTTGGGTTGGAGGTGCAGGTTCTGGTGGTAATAGTGCAAAATCAGGTTCTATGGATGGACATGGAGGTCGTCCTGGTATGGGTTTAGGTGGAGGTGTAGGTGAGTCTTCTAGTTTACGTGGTTGTGGAGGTTGTTGCAATCCATCACCTGGAGATAATGCATTAAATAATTCTGGATCAACTTTTTATTTTGGAAATGGTGGAGGAGGAGGTGGAAGAGGACAAAATGGAGGCATGGGTTCATTTGGTGGAATATTAATTTCAATTCCTATACAAACTGAACAAATATTAACATATAGTGAAATGGGATATAGTAATTTTACATATGACAATACAAATATAATGGGTAAAATAAAAATTATTAAAAATGAACCAAATTTGAGAGAATTAAATTTTTATTGTCCAAGTTTAGATGGAATAAATTGTTATAATGATTTGTCTAAATTAAATTATCCACCTGATGTAAATCAAAGTGAAATTGGATGTAATATTACTTATGATGATACAAATATTCCCAAAACATTTCAATTTAATTCAGGTGATAATATTATTAATTCAGATATATGTAATAAAATATTTACTAATTATAATCTTTATCCAACTAATAATCCATTAACTGTTGTAGGTCCTGATGTTAATGCTCCTATTTATAATACTATTACTAATCATAATGAACTTATTACTTTGGCTTCTCAATATCAAAATGATTTTGAAAATACTAATACTGATTCTGCTATTAATAATAGTATGAATAATATTTTACAACAAACACCATTAAAATTAGGATGTTGTAGAAGACTACAAACTGATAATAGTAAAAAAAATGTTGGTGTTAAAGTATCTATCAGTCCAAATACTGCAAATCTTAATGATGTTTTATATAATTTAAATTATGAAAATAAAATATTTACTATACCTGATAATTCTTGTCCTGTTAATCTTTATAAAGGTTCAAATGATTGTAATGTATATTTTGCTTCTTATTGTCAAAATTATTATGATTATTTACAATCTAAAGGTTTATCTAATTCTGATAAATTATTACAAATTCCTGAATGTGCTTGTTATTTTCCTAAAACTGAAGATCAAAATTATTATCCTGCAGGTACTCCATCTATATGTTATAAAGATGGTTGTAGTGCTTCTGCAGCATATTTAGATCCAACTTCTATAAAACCTGATGGAAGTCAAGTTCAATGTGATTTAACAGTTTGTCAAAATATTGTAAATACTGCAGGATTATCTGCAGGTGGAGATGCTACTATTACTCCAACTCTACAAAATAATTGTGGACAATATATTCCCCCTGATAATAGTAATATATCTAATACTAATACATCTAATACAAATTCAACTAATATATCTAATAATAATTCAACTAATAATAATTCAACAAATAGTAATGCATCAAATACTAATTCATATTTATCATTAACTTATATTATTGTTATTATTGTTATAATTTTAATAATTATTTTTATTGTATATTATTTTTTTTCTAAAAAAAATATAACTAAAAGATATTAAAAATTGAATAAATTACATAATGTATTACTATAATAATAATAATAAAAACATGAAAAATAAAAATAAAAAAAATAAATCATTGAATAAACATAAATTTTCAGATAATTCTTCTGAAAATTTGTCTATTGATGATAATAATTCAGAAATTAATAATAAAGCAGATTTTGATATAAATAAAATATATTTTGATATTAATTCTTGTTTAGAAAATTATAAATTTTGTAAAATTACAGGAGAAATAATTACATTTAAAATTTCTGATAATAATGCATGGATTAATATTAAATTTATAAATTTTCAAATTACAGGAATTTTTTGGAAAATATCATTTAATAAAAATTTTGAAAATTATAAATTAATAAAATCTGGTGATAAAATGATATTTGAAGGAAATTTTAACATATTTAAAAAAAATTTAAATATTTATTTTAATATAAAAAATATGATAAAGGATGGAAAAGGAGATTATTTAGATTTATATGAAAAATCTCGTATTAAAATTAAAGAATTAAATCATAATGTAGAAAAAAAAAAAATTATAAAAATTCCATATTTAATTGGAATTATAACATCTATTGAAGGAGCTGCAATTCATGATATACTTCAAACATTAAAATTGGATAAATTTTTTGGGAATGTAATTATTAAAAATTCTATTGTTCAAGGTACACAGTGTCCTAAATCTATAATTAGTTCTATTGAATGGTTTGAAGAACATTATTCAAATAATATTGATTTACTTATGATTACTAGAGGCGGAGGAAGTCATGAAGATTTAATTGGATTTTCAGATTGGGATTTATTATTAAAAATATTATCTACAAAATTTATAACAATAAGTGCTGTTGGACATCAAATTGATAATCAATTAATAGATGAAGTAGCAGATTATAAATTTGCAACACCATCTATTGGTGCAAAATTTATTGTAGAAACACAAACAAAATATAAAGAACTTTTTTTTGAATATAAAAAATCATTAAATAATATATATAAATCATATATTGATCTAAAAAATAAATTTAGTTTTATTACTAAAAATTATTTAAATATACTCAATAAATATGATATGGAAAATATTATATCAAAAAATAAAAAATACTTTAATATATTAAATAATTTATTATTAAAATATTCTTATTTGAAAAATTTGTTTTATACACAATTAGATAATTTAAGACCTAAAATTATTAGAACTAATGAATTAGTATCAATAAATGATTTTATTAATATTAAAAAAAATAAAGAAATAAAACCTAAAAAAATTGAAATTTATTTTATAGATGGTATGGTTATTATAAGTTATAAAATAATACACTATGAACAATATAAATTCAAATAATACTAATAATCAACAAATTATATTAAAAGAAGAGCCTATTTTTATTTCTGATATTATCAATGATTTAGAAAAAATTGAATTAGAAAAAAATAAAGATGATTTTATTAAAAATTATTCAAAATTAAAAAAACAAATTGAAATAACAGATACTATTTTAAATATTGAATCAACTGACAATTTGAATAATTATAATACATATAATATTAAAGAATTATTTGATATATTGGAATCAAATTCAGAATATATTTTAAATCCAGAAAATTTAGAAATATCAAAACTTAAATTATTATTAAATGTTTCAAAAATTTTAGAAGAAAAATTAAATAATAATAAATTAGATATTATTGAAATACAATAATTATTATTTGATATAATATTTTTATATAAATAAATTTACATTTTGAATACTTTATTTTTACTTCTTGTGTAATTTTATTAATTACTTTTAATAATAACAAATTATTTATTAGTTATTTAAAATATGTATATAATATTAAATGTATTATTAAATTTGGTAAATAATTTATTGGTTTATTAAATTTACATATAAAATAAATTGTATTATATAATTTTATTATTTGAATTATTTTATCATCTAATATTTTATTAAATTCAAAATTAAAAGTTATTATATTATTTACTATTTGATATGACATTTTTATATTAAAAAATACATTTTATATGATTTTTATAATTTATATTTTTAATAGATAATATACTGAAATATATTAAACAGAAATATATTAAACATTATGTTTTAATTTATATATTTTTTATTGAATATAAATTGATAAAAATTGATATTTATTTATTTTGATAGATTCTATATTATTATTTACTATAAGTTATATTTAATAATGAATTTTATAGAATCAATTAATTCTTCTGTATCAGATGAATCTATTAAATCCATTGAATTTATTGATTCTATAAATTCTAATAACTCTTTTAATGTTAAATCAAATAACTATTATAAGAGAAAAAAGTTTATAAAAACTTTTAATAAGAGTAATAATAAGACTAATAATAATAATAAGACTAATAATAATAATAATAAATATTATCATTTATTATCTAATGATAATATTGGTCAAACAACAAAATTAACAAAAAATACACCTTTTATTAATTATTTAATTAATAGAAGAATAAATAATTGTAAATTAGGTGCTGCATCTCACATTGCGGTATTTTTTCCTGAATCATTATGTGTTAAACAACAATTTTATCACTGTGGTAATTTAGGTGAAAATTCTGATAATCCTTTATATTCAAATTCCAAAATAAAAACTCATGCAGAAATGGATGCTTTAATTAAAACAAAAGAATTATTAAGATGTAAAAAAATTAAAAAAAATAAACTAAATTTAATTGTATTAAGAATAAATAAATTAGGTGAATTATGTGAATCTGCACCATGTTTTCATTGTACAAAAGAATTAGCAAAAAATAAATTTATTCAAATTAATAAATTATGTTTTTCAAGACAAGATGGAACAATAACTTGTATAAAGTTTAGTGATTGGGTTAATAATGGCACTTGTCATATTTCAAAAGGTTGGAGATATCTTCAAAAAAAAAATAATATGATGTGATATTATAAAATTTTTAATTTATATAAATATTTAATTTATATAAATATTTAATCTATCAATTGGATCAATTATTATACATAGAATATTTGAAGTTTCAAAAATATTATTATTAATAATATCAACTAAATTTATATTAGTAATATAAGATTCTGTATTATTTATAATACCAATATCAAATTCCAATGAGTTATTTTCACTTTCATTAATATAAGTTTTATTATTAGTTGAAAATTTAATTTTTTTATCTATTTTTGAAGTTATTATTAAATTTTCAGATAATAAATTCCAATAAATATTTTCAAATATTGTATCAGATGTTTTTTTATAAATTGATATATTTTTATTAATTATTAAATTTTGAATATCAAATTTTTTAATACAAACTTTAAATTGTAAATATAACATATTGTTATATGCAATATTATTTGTTGAATCAAAAATATAAATATATGATACTTTATTTTTTAATTTCCATATTAAAAAATCAATTAAATGATTTGGTAAAATATTTTTTGACAGCAAATAATTATTTAATAACAAATTAATATCTATAACACAAATTATTTCTCCATATGATTCTTTTGTTATTTTATAAAATTTATCAATATTTTTGGATAAATCATTTATAATTAAATCATCTAATTTAATTGTATAAAATTGTTCATATTCTACAATAAATGAATAATCAATATCATTATTTTTTTTAAATGGATATTCTAATGTTCTTGTATTATCATTAATAAATTCAAAAAAATTATTTACTTTTGTATCAGAGTGGTTTAAAATAGTTAAAAAATATTTATTTGAAATTGGTATTAAACAATTTTTACTATTTTTTAACCAATGTTTATTATTATTATTTATTTTAATAATTTGATTAAAAAGATCATCAATAGTATTAAAAACTTGAAACATTACTATTAAAATATAAAATGTTTATAATACAAATTATAATACAAATAATTATACAATGTATATTAATTTCAATTTTTTAATATTCTGTAATTAAAATACAATCTGATATGTTAGGATTAGAATTTAATTCTATATATGTATTTTGTTTATTCATTTGTTTTATTTCTTCTTTACTCATATTATTTATAATTTCAGAATCTAAATTTGATTTCAAATCAAGTTTATTTTCTTTTTTATTTATATTTACTAATTCTGATTCAGTTTTTAATTCTAATTCTGATTCTAATTCTGATAAATTATTATAAATATTATTATTTAGGGCAATTGTTTTTGTTAAACAATTAATAGAAGTATTTGAATCATCAAAATAAATATATTGAATAATAATATCAATTAAATAATTATTATTTGATTTTTCATTAAAAACAAAACATATTGCATTAATGAAATCAAATAATTTAAAATAACTTGGTATTTCAAAATTATAATATATAATAGAATTAATATCAAATTCAGCATTAAAAAATGGTGGAAAAGATAATAATTCTTTTGGTAATTTTAAATTTTTTTTTAAATTATTTATAAATTCTATAAAAATTTCATTTTTATATTCAAGATTATTAACTAAAATATTTATTAAATTATCTGAAAAATAAAAATAATAATCATAATAAGAATAAATATATAAAAATTTTATAACATCTATTATAAATTTGTTATATATTAAATTAACATTAATATCATTTTTTATTAATTCAAAAAATACACAAAATGATTCATAATAATAATTTGTGTAATCAATAGGATAAAGACATTCATATAAATCACTTGGAAATGTTGATAATATTTTTAAACTAATAATAATCAAATGAACAAATTCAAGAATACTAGATAAATCTGTAAAATATTTATTTTTAATATTTATTTCAATACTTGAAAAACTTTTTTTTAAAAAATTAAATTCTTTTAATTGTTCTAAATTATAATGTATAAAATTGTAATTTGTTTGATAATGATTAAATTCAATATTTTCATATTTATCACAAATATTTATTTTTATTGTTCCTTTTAATTTTTTATTTTTAATTACAATACTATTTTCATTAACTATATTCATATAAAATTTAGTTTTTTTATTTAATATAAAATTTAAAATATTCATAATATTAATATTAATTTTATCATTTATTTTTTTTTGTGGAATAGTTACAGTCATATTAAGTATTTTTCTTGATTTTGGTATTTGTTTTATAAAAAAATCAAAATTTAATAATGGTGTATTATCAGTAAAATTTTCTATAATTTTAGTAATATAAAAATTATGATAATTTTTATAACCATTATTTTTACATGAAATAAATCTGTAAATTATTAAATTTAAAATTTTTTTATAATTATCATTAGATAAATTTGATATTTTTTCTAATTGTTTTATATCATTAATATAATTTTTAATATATTCATCAATATTATTAATTTTTATTTTTTTTAAAATAAAAATATTATCAAGTTTTATAATTTGTTTTATATTATTATTTAATGATAATCTAAAAATATTTTTGATAATATTTTGTGATGTTTTTATTTTTTTAATTAATTTATCAAAACATTTATTTTTAATATCAACATGATTTATATAAGCAAGATAATTTGAATAATTTAAATATAAAAAAATAAACAAATAATAATATTTTATAAAATTATCTTCATCAATATTAATATCTGATAAAATTTCATATATATAATTAAATTTTTTTTCATAATTTTTCCAATCATAATTTTCATTTTTTATTTTTTTTTTAATATCTATAAAATTATCTGTAAATAAGCATATGCTATTATAATTATATAAAATATCTATGTCTTTATTAATATTCATATTAAATTTATATATATATATTCTATCTTAAAAAAAATATAAATAAAAAACTTGAAAAAATTGAAAAAAATATTTAAAATACTTATTTTATTATTATTATTATTATTATTATTATTATTATTATTATTATTATTATTATTATTATTATTATTATTATTATATTTAAATTCAATAAAATAATTTAAATATAATATAAAATAAGTATTTCATATAATTAATATATTATGACTATAAATTATGTTAAAGTATTTAATTCAATTGATGATAAACATCAAATAGAAATTTCATTATTAGAAAATATTGCATGGTTTAATATTAATAAATTAAACTATGAATCATATAAAACTTTTGTATTATTATTAAAAGATATTATATCATTTTTATCAAAAAATAATGTTACAAATATTAAACAATATGTTTATAAAACAGATTTAAAGTATTTTAATAATAGTTCTCATATATGTATTAATGATGATAAATATATTATTAATACTTATATTACTGATTTTTTACCAGAAATAATAAATGCACTTGGAATACAAAAACTTTAATTATTAATTTATATATATAAAAAAAAATTGATTTAATAAGATAAATATAATAAATTATATATATATAAACAATAATGTCTAATTTTAATAATAACAACCCACAAAACAATAATTATCAAAATAACAATTATCAAAATAATAATTATCAAAATAATGGATATCAAAATAATGGATATCAAAATAATGGATATCAAAATAATGGATATCAAAATAATGGATATCAAAATAATGGATATCAAAATAATAAATCAAGATATTCAACAGATAAAAAATCCCGTTTTAAAAATATACGCAGAAACAATGATAGACCATCAATGACATTACAAGAAAGTGAAGAAAGATTTAATTATACAAAATTAGCTTCAGAATTATTAGAAAAAGAAGATATATTATGTTCAAAAGAAGTTATTGATGATGCATGTAATACATTTGAAAATATTGGTGGAGAAGATGGTTTAAAAGAAAATTTATTAATGGGTATAATATCTTTTGGATATTTAGAACCTTCAAGAATTCAATCTTATGCTATACCACAAATAATTAAAAAAAGAGATATATTGGCACAATCACAATCAGGAACAGGAAAAACTGGAGCATTTTTAATAAGTGCTTTACAAATAATTGATGAAAATTTAAATGCTCCACAAGCAATAATATTATCTCCAACATCAGAATTAGCATCTCAAACATGTATTGTTGGAAAAGCTCTAGCATTTAGAATGCCAAATGTAAAATTTTCTTTTACAGTTGGTGGTTCAGATATTTCAAATAATATTAGAGAATTAGGTGGAGTATATCAAGGTAAATCAGATGAAAATGTAGCTCAAATAATTATTGCAACTCCAGGAAGATTAATTCATATTATTAAAGAATATCCACATTTATTTCAACATATTAAATTATTAATTATTGATGAATGTGATGAATTATTGTCTGGTTCTTTTAAAGAAGAAATAAAAAAAATTCTTGAAAGTTTATCAGAAAATGTTCAAATATGTTTATTTTCTGCAACATTAAATGAAAATGTTGTACATTTAGCAAAAGTAATTTTAAATAATCCTGTTCAAATTTTAATTAAAAAAGAAAAAATGACATTAGATGGAATAAAACAAAGATATGTTGAAACTATTAATTCTGATCAAAAATTAGAATTTTTAATAAATATGTTAGATACAATTCAAGTTCAACAATTTATAGTTTATGTTAATACTATTAAAAATGCAGAAATTATACAAAATTTTCTTAGTCAAAGAGATTATGAAGTTTTAACTATTAATAGTTCTATGTCTAAATTTGAAAGAGCAGATATTGTACGTGAATTTAAAAAAGGTAAACATAAATGTTTAATTTCAACTGATTTATTATCAAGAGGTATTGATATTCAACAATTATCACTTGTTATTAATTATGATTTACCCAGAGAAAATAATATAGAAAGTTATATTCATAGAATTGGTAGAACAGGTAGATTTGGAAAATCAGGATTATCAATTAATTTTGTAACTGAATATGAAAAAAATATTCAAAATCTTATTTCATTAACATTTAAATGTCAAATTTTACCATTAAAAAAAAATTTTATTGAAGATTTCCAATCATGAAAATATTTATTTTAGAATGGTGCGTATTTTAAATGCCGGTTTTTAATCTTTATAAATTTTTAATATTCTATGTTTGCTAGATTTTTTACTATTCTTCTTATTTTTATAAGAATCTTTATTATAAGCATAAGAAACATTTACATGAAATACTAATTCCAAAAGAGAAAACCGAACGGTGTATTTTTGTAAATTGTGATAAGAATGCTTGTAAAAATATTTTATATCTTGGAAAATATTTTTTAGAATATCAATTAAGACCTAAAGAATTTAGTGCTAAATGAAAAGAAAATATTATAATAATAAAAAAATAAAGAAAAACAAAACAAAACAGAAAAAAGAAATTGCTATTTAATCAAGGTAGTAGATTAAATAGCATCTGATGAGATTAAGTGTATCTTCGATTATAATACACTAAAGAAAGCCCATTATTTAGAATTTAGAAACTCTTTAATAAGTAAAGCGATAAATATTTTTTTTGTCATTAAAACCGGCATTTAAAATACGCACCGCTCTAAATAAATTACTATAATTTTGATTCTAAAGATTTAACAAAAATATCTCACAGTATTTTTATTAATATAAAATCTTAAGGTGTTAGACTTTATAAAAAAGTTATAAAAAAGAAAATTTAACATAAAAAATAAAGTAAAATCAAATATATAAAAGAGAAATATCTATTGAAAATTATAAAAAATAGAATTTTCAAACATAAATAATTTAATTATTAATAATTAACAAAATTAATATTTATTAGATATAAATAGTTATTAGATATAAATAGTTAGAGCAATGTTGATTTTTAATATTTATAAATTTTTAATATTTTATCTTTTAATTTCTTCTAATTCTTCATTCTTTTAACCCATCTATAAAAAGATTGTTTTGGACAATTAAAAATTTAACATACATTATCTAAACTAATATCATTATTAAGATAATATTTAACTGCTGATAATTTATAATCTTTACTCTTATGTTTTAACATTTAATATATAATTATTTATATATTAAAAATTTGTCTCATTTTAAATAATCTTCAAGAGTGTAAATATTTTTATCTTAATAAATGAAGATTATTAATTAATTTAACAACTAATAAATCTATATAGTTCATATATGAATTTAATGAAAATATTAAATATTGAATAATATCTTCTGAATTTGAGTTAGATATTTCATGTATTAAATTAATAACAATTTCTAATCTATTTGTTGTCCATATTGTATTTGTTTGTTTATAAAAACTTTTTTTAAGTATTGATGAAGGTTCATCCCAATTTGAAATAATTATTTTGGGATTAAAATTTTTATTATATAAAAAATTTGTTATTATATTTTTTAATTGTTCTATGTTATGTGTTATTTCATTTATTTGATAAACTTGATTTAATTTATCAAGTGCTTTATTTACATGTTCAAATATAAATTTATATTTATTATATAATGATTCATTTAAATATATTTCACATGCATATGTTAATGGAAATAATATATTAATAAGATCATTTTTAGTATCTCCTTTAATTGATCTTAAAGTTGATTGAAATAAACTATTTTCCTGTATTTCTATTTTATTATTTAAAATAGAAATTTTAGTTCCTATTGGTTTGTATGAATAAATATATAATTTAATTACTAATGACAATGGATCTAAAATATCATTTTTATTTGGATATAAAAAATTTTTTATTAGTTCCATAAATTCTACTTATATTATCAATATAATTTATTTTTTAAAGAGCATTTTTCATAAATTTAAATTTGTAATTATAATATTTTAATAAAATTATATAATACTGCATATTCTCTAAATAATTTTAAAGCTATGAAATTATAAATATTTTTTGCATTTTCTAAACTTGTTATTTTATTATAAAAAGATTACCTAATATTAAATATATTATTAAATTTAGTAAATTATTTATTGATTAATTAATTAAAATTTCAATCTAATATTAAATATATTATTAAATTTAGTAAATTATTTATTGGTTAGTTAAACATAATAAAAATAATTATTAAAATATTATTGTATTACATTTTTATATTACTTGAATTATATTTTAAATTTTTAAACAATATATGTAATTAGACAAAGTATAATATTTATAGTAATAAATATATTGAAAAATATTAATTATGTTAAAGACTATAGTAATTCAACAAAATTTTTATACTAAATTATATAAAATAAAAAATGCATTTCTTAAATAATTTATTATATAAATATTTAGTACAAAAAAATTGTTAGATAACTATATAATTAAATTAAGTATATTTATAAAAATAAAAGATTAATATTATAAAATATTAATTTTTTGAATTAAAAATAATTTTTTATAAAAATTTATTATTAAAAAAATTATAAATTATAATAATAATATAAAAATGAGTGTAATAAATGATTTTGATAATATTCAAGTTAAAAATCCAAATAATTTATATATAGTAAAAGAATTTATAAGATATTATGATTGGATTTATTCAAATTATGGAAAATCAGAAAAAACTCCTAAAGAAAATTATTATAAATTATTAGTAATAAAAAAAATTATAGAATTAATAAGTAAATATAAAAAAAAAATAACACATGGTTCACAAATTGAAAATATTAAGGGTATAGGACCAAAAACTATTTCAAGAATAGATGAAATAATAAATACAGGTAAATTATCAGAAATTGGAGATAAAAAATTGCAAATTTCTGCAGTAAAAAAATTATCAGAAATTTATGGAATTGGACCAGTAAAAGCTTTAGAATTTTATAATAAATATAAAATTACAAATATTAAAGAATTATTAGAAGCATATAAAAATAAAAAAATAGAATTAACAGAACAAATAATATTAGGTATAAAATATAGAAATAAATTATCAACAACAATTCCAAGAGTTTTAATAACAAGATTAGAAGTTTTTATTCATGAAAAATTATATAAATTAGATAAAGATTTTATTAGTATAATATGTGGAAGTTATCGTAGAAAAAAAGATTTTTCTTCAGATGTTGATATTTTAATTACAAATAAAAAATTGAAATTAAAAGAAGAAACAGGTAATTATTTAAAAATAATTTTAGATAATTTATCAAAATATTTTATAGTAGATTCTTTAACAACAAGTTTAAATACACATTATCAGGGTTTTGCATCTTTTAAATTAATTCCTAATTTGCCATTAAAATATGATAAAACATTATTTAATATAAATAAAAATGTAATAAGATTAGATATTATTGTAGTCCCAATACAATTTTTTTATTCTGCATTATTGCATTTTACAGGTTCTAGTGATTTTAATAAAAAAATGAGATTACATGCTAAATCACTAGGATATAAATTAAGTGAATATGGATTAGAATCATTAGATACAAAAAGAAAAATAAAAGAAATAAATTCAGAACAAGATATATTTGAATTATTATTATTAAAATATATTCCTCCAGAGAAAAGATAAACAAAATTTATAAATTATATATAAAGTAATTTAATAATACTTTTTTTAGAATTAATAAAAAAAGTTGAAGAAAAATCAACAATCATACATAATTCTTCATCATAATTTGATAAATATATAGTTGTATTTTGTATAGTTAAATTTCCATTAATAATATTTATATCATTTAAAGTAAATATATATTTAGTACCTTTAATAATTTTTATTTTAGGATCTAATTTAGTTTTAATTCCTAAAGCAACAGAAAATACATTATCTGATAATAAATCAGAATTTAATTCTAATTGCAAAGAATAATTTATAAGTATATTTGATTTAAATAATTTAATAAATGAATTTAATTTATTATTTGAAGATTTTTTTAAATTCATGCTATATTCAAAATTATTAAATAATAAAGCAAAATATTTTTTATTTGAATTGTTTTCAATAATTTGATGTATTTGATAAGATTCAATTATTGAATTATTTGAAATTATATTATTTTTATTACAATTTTGTGTTTTACTATTTTCAGTATTTATAATTTCAAGTTTTTTAATTCTTTCATTAAAATCATTAATTAATTTATATAAATTATTATAATTATTCATAATATTAATATATAATAGTTTTATAAAATTTTACAAATTATTTTCAAATCATTATTAATATTAGAAACAAGTTTATTATAAAAATTTATTTCTAAATCTTCATAATAACTTAAACCTGGATCTAAATTATATTTTTTTATTAATTTATTTTTTTCAGAATCAAGATATAAAGCAAAATATCTAATAAATAAAATATATTTATTTGTTTTGTTTTTATTTTCATCAATATTAAAATCTTTTGAAAATTTATTTATAATATACCAATTAATAAAATCAATTGGATTAATTAAAGAATTGTTTTTAAATAATTCTAATTTAATATAAATATATAAAAAAGACCATGCTAAACAAAAACCCATAGGATCACCATATGATTTATTATATTTGGCATATTCATCAGATCTTGATTGAAATCCTGGATAAGGTTGAATAAAAATAAATTTATATCCAATAATTTGTGCAATTTGTGATTGAATCATTGAATTAATATCATTTGAATTTGTAAAAATTATTTCTCCATATGGTTCAAATCTTTCAACAATTTTATTAATATTATCAATAATAATTACATTAGCATGTCTTATGTTATTATTATCTAATAAACAAACAGATAATTTTACATAAATAAAATTAAATGAATTTTTAAGTTTTTCTATTGAATTTATTAAATTTGGATCTATCCAATAATTATATTTATTTTTCCAAAATATTAAATGAGGCAACCAAGTATTAAAATTATTAAAATATAATTTAAGATAATTAATAATATATTTCTCATTATTAGATAAATTAATTAATTTTTCCTGATTATTTTTATATTCTGTTGATTGAATATAAAACGGTATTGTTAGTAATTTTTTATTAGATTTTAACAATATAATTGTATATAACATATTATGTATAATATTTGGAGTAAAAATACCAATGTCTGTTTTGATTAATTTATTTTTTAAATTTAATTTAGAATTAATATTTTCAAATTCCAAATAATAAATTTTTTGATTAATAAAAACACTATCAATAACTTTGAAATCTTTTTTTGAAATTAATTTATTTTTTTTTAATATTGAATATATTGAATCTGCATTTATATCTTGTTCATATATATTTATAATATTTTTATAATTAATTAAAACACTTATAGGAATATTAAATTCTGATATCAAATAATAAAAAATATTTTGATTTTTATTATTTTTGAATTTAGAAATATTACTTTTAGATAAAATTTTTAATAATATTTTTAATTTAAAATTAAGATCAATATTTTTATTGGAATTTTTAATTAAATTAAATATTAAATTATCATTAATATTAATAAATTCTATAAAATTTATTTTGTCTAATATGTAATCAATTACATAATAAAATTCATTTAAAATTAAATAATCTATACAATTCAATAAATTTGAATCATGATAAATATCAAAATTATTTATATTAAATTCTTTAATTAAATATAATAAAAAATTTTCATCAATAATTGATTTACATAATTTAGTTATTAATAATATTTTTTTTTCATAATCTAATAAATATATATTTTTTGTAATTGATATAATTTTTTTTGATAAATTATTATTTAAATTATTTGTTATATTAAGATTTAATAATTGAATAAGATTATCAATAAAATTATATTTTTCATTATTTTGTTTAATTATAATTTTAATTATAAAATCTCTATCAAGTTCATTTATTTTTTCATTAATAGTATCATAAAAATATTCATATCCTAATAAAATTTTAAATAAATTATTTTCTTTATTATTTTTAAAATTTAGTATATTATAATCATAATTAATAAGTTCTTTTACAATATTATATTTTCCAGATTCAATTAAAATCATTAAGGAATTTTTATCTTTTTTATTTGTTACACCTAATAAAAAAATATTAGATTTTATAAAATTAAATGAAATCTCATTTTTAATAATATTCAAAATATTATTTGTTATATAAAAATCAACTAGATTAACTTCAGTTAAACATTTTTTAACAGTTAAAATATTATTTTTTTGATTCATTATTATATATAAATAAACTCTTATAATATTATTCAATAATATATTAATCTATAATAATTCATAAAATTTATCAAGTTTGTTAACTCTTATAGTCTTAAATAAATTTAATATAATAATTTTATTAAATCAAGTATAATAATTCAACAAAATTTTTATTAAATTATTATATTTAAAAACTATTTTTAATCCAATTAAAGTATTGATATGTAAATTAAAAGTAATAAAAATAGTTTTCTTCCATTACCTTTATTATTATATTTAATTAATTAATTTATTATAAATATTAATACAACTTTTTTATTTCAATATTAAATATTTAACTTATAATTAAATAATAAATTTTTTCCAAAAATCTTGTTTAATAACTATAATAAATATTAAGTATCTAAAATACAAAATATGAAATATGAAATATTATAAATAAATTAAAATAAACTTATAAAATATATACTTATTTATATAAAAATGACATATCAAATAGTAAACAATATAATAATATTTAATTGAAATTTTAATAAATCAATAAACAATTTACCATTATTATTAAAAGAAATTATTCTATTACATAATAATAGAATAATTAATAAAATAAAATAAGAAATAAAAATAAAGTATACTAAATGTAAAATAGCAATAGAATGTTGGGAATAATAAATTGAAAAAATTATAAAATATGTATATATTTATATTAAAATATTATAACAAGTACTAAATAATATAATGACTATAACATATAAAACATAAATATTTTTTAATTATTTTATTAATTATTAAATAAGATTTTAGGAAAATTAAATAAAAATTTAATTATTGATATTATAGTATATTTATATTTATTTTTATTTTTTATAAAAGCTACTTTTTTAAATAAAATAAAGACTATTAAAAAGTAATTATATTTTATATATTCTAGTTCTTTAATAATTTTTTATTTGAAATTTAAAAATTATGTAATAGAATAAATTATCAGACTTTATAAAGTTAATACGTGTATAATTATATATTATAATACTTAAAAATTAAAAAGTATTATAAATATAAATTAAAAATATATTTTTTTAAATTAAGAAATTAAAATAATTAAGAACTTTTACATGAAGTAAATAAATGATTGTTAATATTATAAGCAATAAAAACAGAAACTAACATAATTACTTCCATGGATTTAAACCATTCAGTTTTATTCATTTCATCACCAACACCTGTTTCCCAAGTTCTTGACATAAGATTTACAAGAAGAAGATAAACTAAAACTGAAAGAATAGCAGTTGTAACTGAGCATTTAACATCAATAGACATATCCATTATTATATATATTATAACAAATATAAAAAAATATTAATTAATTTATAATTAATTTTATTTATATATTTTTAATAATTAAAAATATTTTAAGAAGAGCAATTAATACAGCCTTCATCATCATCTAAAATATTAGCTTTATATTTAATATTTTTATTTCTTTTTGATTTAATAAGATTTATTTCATCTATATCAATTGAAAATTTTGCTGCTTCAGTTACTGGTTTAGATCTTATATAATAAGAACCTGTTTTTAAACCATTTTTCCATGCAAATAAATGAGCAGTTGCTAATTTATTATAATCTGGCATATCCATGAATAAATTCATACTTTGAGATTGATCAATAAAAATACCACGATCAATTGCTTGTTTTACAATAACTGATTGTTTTAATTCATATGCAGTTTTATATTTATTTTTTAAATATTCAGGTATATTTAATTTTTGAACAGAACCATTATCATATTGTAATTCAGTTAAAATATTAGAATTCCATAATCCAATAGCTTTAAGATCATTAACAAGATATTTATTTACTATAATATATTCACCTGCTAAAACTTTTCTTACATACATATTAGAAGCATAAGGTTCTATACTTTCATTATTATTTAAAATTTGTGCTGTTGAAGCTGTAGGCATAACAGTTGTTAATAATGAATTTCGAGTACCGTATTTTTTAATATCTTCAATTAAATTATCCCAATCTAAATTTAATTGATTACAAATTATATCATTTTGATTTAAATTTGCTAAATGAAATTGTAATAAACCTTTTGAAAAAGGAGAACCATCAAAAGAACTGTATTTTCCTTCTATTTTAGCTAATTCATTTGATTTTTTTAAAGAATTCCAATAAATACATTCAAATATTTGTTTATTTAATTTAATTGCTTCTTCAGAATCAAATGAATAACCCATTTTAAAATAACAATCAGCTAGACCTTGAACACCAATACCAATAGGTCTATGTGCTAAATTTGATTTTAAAGTTTGTGGTACAGGATAAAAATTAATATCAATAATATTATTTAAATTTTTAACAATAATTTGAACAACTTTACCCAATTCATCAAAATTAAATGATGATTGTAAATTTGTATTAGTATTAACATATTTAGGCAAAGAAATTGAAGCTAAATTACAAACTGCAATTTCATCAGGTGATGAATATTCAACTATTTCAGTACAATTTGATGTTAAAATACCATTAAAAATTCCAGCGTGTTTATCAGGTTCATTAAAACAATAAGTATCATCATATCTATTTAAATCTTCAATATTTAATATTAAAATATTATTTGTTTTTTCATAAATTATATTAGAATCTGCAAAAATATCAATAATTGGAAGAACATAATTAAATATTTTCATATTTTTTTTTAAATCTTTTGCTTCTATTATTTTTTTATTATTATCAATATCAATAAAAAATTTATGATAAGGTGTACATTCTAATATTACATTATTTGAAAAAGTAATTTTTATTAATTTTTGATTAGTTCCAGTTTGTCTAACAGTAACTTTAGAAAATTTTACACCATTCCAAACATATACTTGTTTATTTTTTAATTTTGATATTCTAATATATCCTCTATTTGTTAAAATCATTGTTTCAGGTGCTACACATAAATTAGAATTTTTAATAGTTCCCAAGTTTTGTTGATTTGATCTTCTATTAATTGTATCTTTAAACATCATATATGGCATACCAGTTTCAAATTGGCATTCTGTAATTTTTTTATATAATTCTCTTGCTTTTAATTTTTTTGTATATTTTCCTTCTTTTACATAAAATTGATATAATTTATCAAATGTTGAACCCCATGAATCTGTTAATCCTATTGATTCATCTGGATTCATTAAATACCAATCATCATCTATTTCAACAGCTTTCATAAAAGCATCACAAACCCATAATCCTAAAAATAAATCTCTTGCTCTTAAATTTTCATCTCCTGTATTTTTTCTTAATTCAATAAAATCTTCAATATCTGCATGAAAAACTTCTAAATAACATGCAATACTTCCTTGTCTTTTAGAACTCTGATTAACATATCTAGCTAATGATTCTAAAACTTTACATAATGGAATAATACCATTAGTTTTACCACCATTTGATTTTATTATTGAATTATTAGATCTTATATCAGATAAATTAATTCCAATACCTCCTGCCCATTTAGATATTAACATTATATTTTTAAAACTATCACCAATTAATTCTAAATCATCAGGACATTGCAATAAATAACAAGATGACAATTGTGGAAATTTACAACCAGAATTAAAAAGTGTTGGTGTAGCATGAGTAAAATATAATTGAGACATATAATCATATGTTTCTTTAATTAATTCTATAACTTCAAATTTATCTTTTTTTTTTTCAAATAATCCATGAATTTGAATTGCAGTTCTTAACCACATCATTTGTGGTCTTTCAATAAATTTATTTAATTGTTCTTTTAATAAATAAGATCTTTCTAATGTTTTTAATCCAAAATAATCAATTTCATTATCTCTTTCCCAAACTATTATATTTAATAATTGAGTTAAATTATCAAAAACAAAATTATAAAATTTATCTGATAATAATCCTAATTCATATTGTCTTGAAATCAATTCCATATAATTTTTTCCTATTTCAATATCATATATTTTAATTTGATATTCTGATGATATTTTATTAAATATTGGATCTTTACATGAATATTGAACTAAATTTTTTGCTAAATAGTCATATATTTCTATATTTATCATTATTTTATCAGGAAATCCATTTTGAATTTCATTAATAATCTTTTCTTGATGTTCTTTAATAACATTGTATTTTAAACATATTTCTTCTAACTCAATAATATATTCTAAATAATTTAGTACCATTTAATATTTAAGTAATATTTTATTATTTTAATTCAATTTTTTTTTCTATATTAAAATAATATTATAATAGTCCTTTAGTTCATTTTTATACTAATATATATATATATATAATGATGTCTATAGTCTTATATATTATTATTAGTAATGTTATATTACTTATATAAATATAGTAGTTAATAATGATATAATATATATGTTTATAGACGATTATAGACCTTATATAATTTATTACTTAAAAAAATTTGAAATATAAAATTAATATAGAAATATAAATATTATATTATATAAAATGTCAAATTTATTAAATTTATCAAATTTATCTAATATTAATATTAAAACTGATGATTATTATACAAAAGAAATAGAACATGAACCATTATTTGATATTAATAATAAAAGATTTGTATTATTTCCAATACAAGATAAAGAACTATGGGAGGGATATAAAGAACAAGAAAAATCATTTTGGTCAGTAGAAGAAATTGATTTTTCTCAAGATTATAAATATTTTGAAAAATTAGATGAAGACAAAAAATATGTTATTAAAATGATTCTGGCATTTTTTGCAAGTATGGATGGAATAGTTAATTTAAATATTGATGAAAATCTATTAAAAAAAATAACATTAAATGAAGCTATAATTACTTATAGATATCAATCAATGATGGAAGGAATTCATAATGAATGTTATTCCTTAATGATTGATAATCTTATAAAAGATTCAAAAGAAAAAATACATTTGTTCAATTCAATTAAAACAATTCCATCAATTAAATTAATTGCTGATTGGGCTGTTAAATGGATTGAATCAGATATATCAGTTGTACATAAAATAATTGCATTTGCATGTGTTGAAGGAATATTATTTTCTGGAGCTTTTGCAATTATTTATTGGCTAAAAAAATATGAAGGTTCTGGACATAATTTTATGCCTGGGCTTTGTAAATCTAATGAATTAATTAGCAGAGATGAAGGAATGCATTGTGAATTTGCTTGTAAAATTTATAAACGTATTATTAATAAATTATCAGAAAAAGATGTTCATCAAATAATTATTGAAACTGTTGATATTGCTAAAAATTTTAATAATGAATCAATAAAATGTAAACTTGTTGGATTGAATTCTAATTTAATGAATCAATATATTGAATATGTTTCAGATAGATTAGCTGTATTACTCGGATATAATAAAATATATAAATCAACAAATCCATTTGGATTTATGGAAACAATTGGTATGATGCAAAAAACAAATTTTCATGAATCAAGAGCTACAGAATATAAATCTGCTCATATAGAATATACAACCGAAGATAAATTAGATTTAGTTATTAATGATAATTTTTAAATTTAATTTTATTTTAATAATATATTTAGATATAGTTCTTAAAAAATATATTATTTTACATTTTGAATATTTTATTTGAAAATTTTACTTTTTTACCATTTTTATAAATATTATACTTATATACTTTTAATATAAATTATAGTAAAAATGGTGAAAATGAAAAAAAAATATTTGAGAGATAGATGAGATCAGTATAAAAAAATTAAAAATTTACTATTTAAAAAATGAAAATGAATTAAAATACATTTTTAATAATTAAATTACAATTTAATAGATTTTTAAATATTTATTTTTCCTGTATAAGCAAAATCTTTAAGTCCTAGTCTTATTTTATTTAAAATACTTATATTATTATTTGTTACATATTGACATGATAATAATATTCTTTTTTGATCTTTGCATAATTTTGACGCCATGTGATATAAATAATTTCCTTCAAATAGTACTGAATTATTATTAATTAAATTAATTGTTTTTATTTCATCATTATTAGTTTTAAATTGAAATTTAGTACAAGTTAAATTATTAGTTATTGGTATTAATAATGTAAAAAATCTACCATCATAATAATTATAATCATAATGCCAATTAATCCAATCCCCTTCATTTTCATAAATTAATATTGCACACGTTGTTGGTAAATTTATATCAGTTGGAAATAAATCTAAATTAATTTTATTTGAAATAAATTTACATAAATTATTTTGATAAAAATTAATTAATTCAGGTGCATATTTACTTACATTTTGTGTGCTGATAGTAATACCTTTTTTATTTGGCAAGGCACAATTAAAAATTATTTCTGGATACATTTCAATATCAACTCTTTTTTGTATTTGAGTTAAATTTAACATTTTATTAATCTCATCTTTTATACTTTCTGATAAGTTTATTTCAAATTCTTTATATAAACAAAAATCACCATTACAAATATAATTTTTATTTAATTTACAAGAACCAGAATTATAAGCATATAAAATTATAATAATTATAAAAAATATTGTAAATAATAAACACCAGTATAATATATTTATGTAATTTATTTCCATATTAATATAATATAATATTATAAAATAATAATATATTAATTTTTATGTATTCATACTTATAAGTTTGTAAATATATTTTATAATCTGATAAAATTTATTAATATTCCAGCCCTATGATATTAAATTATAATTTTAATTAAAATTATAAATATAAAATAATAAAATATCTTTTAATTATTAAGTCTAAATAAAAAAAAAATATTAAAGTATAAGTTAATAATAATGGAATTTGAAAATAATAAAAATACTGAAATTGTTAGTTCATTAAGTGAAATACTTGATACTTTGTCAAACGAAAATAGTAATAAAAATAGTAATGAAAATAGTAATGAAAATAATAATGAAAATAGTAATGAAAATAATAATGAAAATAATAATGAAAATAATAATGAAAATAATAATGAAAATAAAAGTAATGATATTAAAATTTGTAAAAATAATATAGAATTATTTTCAGATGAAACTGATAGAAGAATATGTAATTATTTATTAAATGAATTAGAAATTAAAAAATCATATATTATAGAATTAGAAGAAGTTATAAAATACCAAGAAAAAGAAATAAGTGAATTAAAATCAAAATTAGATTCAATAAATAAATTAGAATTAATTGCAAAATTAAAAATGAATATTGAACAGAAAAATGAGTTTTTAAGTAAAATAAATTTAAATGATGAAGATGATATTAATAATGATTCTATTAAAGATAAAATTGAAATAATAAATATAGAAAATAATGTTAAACCAGTACAAAAAAATATTCAAGTAATTTATAAAAATAATGAAATTAATCAAAATAAAAATATTAAAATTGTTTCAGATATAGAAGAAAAAAGTGTAGAAATATTAAAACAAAGAAAAAGATCTATTAGATTATAATTATTTTTCAAGAAGTTCCATATATAAATTATTAAATTTTTTGCTTTCTTCATACAAACATTTAAATAGATAATTATAACTTGGTAATTGTTTTGGTTTTAAAGAATAAAGATATTTTAACCATTTAATAAGAAATTCATATTTGTTATCAACTAATTCTTCAAAACAAATATGAAATTTCATTTCTGCAATAGTATTATTATGTTTTGTATTATTTTTTTCTATATTTTTATGAAATCCACATTTACAATTTGAATCAGTATGTTTATTTAAATCAAATTTATCTATATCTTTTTTATGTCCAACCCATGGTAAATTTTTATTTGTAAAAATAACAATTAATGTATATGATAAACTAATTAAATCATCTACAATAGTAGGACTTTTAAATTCATGAATATTTAAACTTATATATCTTAAAGTACCAGTAATACTTTTTGTATTTGTTTGTTGAACCATAACAACTTTATTAGGTTCATATTTATAATATTCTTTTCCTAAACCCAAATCAATAATAATAGGATATAAATTATGATCATTTGTGTGATCATGATTTGATGTTATTTTTTTATCTAATACAAAATTAGATAATTTAATATCTCTATGTATAACACCACATCTATGTATACATGATAAAATATGTAATAATCTATGAGCAATAAAATATTTTGATCTTTCACTAAATTTAAATTTTTCCATTATATTTTCAAAATTATCTCCACATAATTCCATTGTTAAAAAATTAAAATCATCACATTCAATATAAGAAAATGATTCTGGAACACATTTTGTTTTTAATAAATAATTAATATCTAATTCTTTAGGAATTAACAACATATCATTTATTGAAATATAATTGTATACTTTAATTATTGGATTTAATTCCATAATTTTGATAATATCTTTTATTTTATTTTTTTCATCAGAATCATTAATATTATTAATATAATTAATATATTTGATATATTTTTTAATTAAATAAATTTTTCTACATATTTTAAATTCTCTTAATAAAGTTAGTACTTGTGATTTTTTAGATTCACATTTAATTGCAATATCTTTACCATCTGATTTTGCAACATAAACACAACCAAAAGCACCATTACCTAATTTAGTTTGAGTTATTATTAATTGATCAGATAATTTATTGTTACTTGAATTATACATTTATATTAAAGTAATATTATTTAATATAAATATAACCTTATAATAAGTTTATTAAAATAAATTTATTAACTTTTTTATATTATACAATTATAAATAAATTTCAAGTATTAAATATGAATTCATTTGTTAATAGAGAATTAGAAATATATAATTTTAGTAATATAAGTGGTAATGATAGTACAGAATATAATAATGTTCTTATAAATAAAAATATAGATAATTATTTTAATGATTTAATTAATAAACCAATTTCTGATAAAATTACAGGACCAGTATTTAAATCAAATTATACTCTAGAAAAATTTTATTCTGATTTTATTAAAGATAATTTTTTATTTATTATATTATTAATTGGTATTGTTATATTTTTAATAATTAGATATTATAGCAAAGATTTTGATGATTTTACACTATATAAAAATTATAATTTAAATAAAAATAATAATAAT